TCTTCCAATGAGGCATAGTACTTATTAACTCTGGTAACCCTTTCTTGCTTTCCTCTGGTATCTTAAAATCTATAGCTATGTCGTCACTTAACTTTAGGTTTAATGTATCAATAGAACTAGACACAGTAGATATCTGCTCTGTGTACTCCTTAGATGCCTTAGCATTTAATTCATACTCCTGCTTTATCTGCTTAGCTAGGTCTAAATCCTGCTGTACCTCTGGAGAGAAGTTTGGTGTAGAATCTAAATCAGCTCTAAGACCGTCTAAAGTTTTACGCCCTTCTATTGCGTACTTCTTCAGTTTCCTAGCCTTTGTTGCTGCCTCGTCCTCCATGTCCATGTCATCAGGGGCGTACGAAAGTAACTCAGCTTCAATCTCTTCTTTTGTAAATGTTGGATATTCATGCTGTAGAAACTCTCTTACAACTTGTAAATCACTTACCTCAGAATAGTCTTTCTGGTACTTAATGTAATCCTCTAATCCACGACCCGTCTTCTTCCTCCAATCAGCAAGTCCCTTTAAATAAGGGTCCTGTTCTAACTCACTTTCAGCCTGTGGTTGCTTTAAGTCATCAAGGCTTTTAATCTCTTTACCTAGCTTCTCGCTTAGGTACTTAAAAGTTGACTCCTCGTTGAACTCAGGTTGAGGTTCATTAGGGGTTGGTATATCTTCTTTCAAAGAACTTTGTTCACTTTCAATAGTAGGTTGCTCTACCTCAACCACTGGTTGCTCTGGAGCCCCTGCTTGTGGTAATTCAATGTCTTCTACCTCTTGGGTAGGACCCTGACCTGCACTTGCAGGAATCTCAATGTCTTCAGGTTCAGATGTGTTACCACCGAAACCCCCTACTTTTAATTCACTCATATTGTATTAGATTTTATTTAAAATAATTGTTGCAAATATAACAAATTTTTCGTATGTACGATTTTACGTAGGCCCCATATCGGATAGGTCTATTCCACCACCTATGTTATCCTCACTACTTTCAAAGTTCATCGCTGGTAGGTTAGAACTTCTCTGCTCTATTTTCTTAGAGTCTTGAGAGTTACCCCTGTCCTGTAATGCCACCTTGTCCTTCTGTTTCTGTACATCCCTCTGCATCTCCTTCTCTACGTCTATCCCCTTTAAGGTCATGTTGTAGTTAAATTCCTGCTCCATAAGCTCAGCCTTAGCGTTCTTCTCCATCTCAATCTCCATCTGCTTAGCCTTAGATTTAGCCTCAACCAACATAGCGTCTGCCTGTGCCTTAGCCTGAATCTCCATCTGCTTAGCTTGAGCTGCTGCCTGAGATGCCTGTGCCTGTGCTTGGCTCTGCATCTGTTGCATCTTCTCTTGCTGCTTCTGTACTTCCTTCTCCCTCTTAATTCTCCTAACCTTGATTAACTCATTGGCTAGTTTTATGTTACTTATCTCCCTGATATCTATAGCGTCATCAAGTGTTATAAGTTGTTGCTGTAACGCCTGAGCTATATTAGCCTCTAGCATCTGCTGGTCTCTACCATCTGGCTTTAACTTGATGTTTATACCAAGGTCGTGTAGGTGATAGTTCTTGATAGACTCTAACACGTTAACGTTTAATCTACCAACAGCTGATATGTATACCTTCTTAAGGTCAGAGTACTTGAATATATCCTTCAACCTTAATGATAACCCCTTACCTAATCTCTCAGAGATGTTTAACGAGGAATCAAGTATATGCCTAGTGGCAGTGTTAGAGTTAAGTACAACCTGTTCCTGTACACCAACCAACGTATCTGGGTGTGGCATTGATGCATCAGCCCCCTGTGGTATACCAATAGCATCCCTTAATAAGTTTAGGTAGTGGTTGTATGTTGATATAAGCCTATCTAAGCCATCAACAACACCATTCTTTAACTCCTTGATTGGTTCCCTACCGTAGTTGTAATCACCCTCATTTGTTGTTGAGGTACCAAGTACGTTACCAGTCTGGTTATATATCTTAATCACCTCTAGTGGGCTTAAGAAGCTACCATCACCCATTGATACTTCCTCTAGTCCATCGACATCAATGTAGATACCATTAGGTCTTGATTTAGCAATAAGTTGCTGTAACTTGATATGAATCTGTTGCATCTGGTCAACGTAAGGTACAATCCTAGATACCAAACTCTTAGTCCTGTTCTGATACAACTCTGGTGCGTAAACAATGTAGTTAGGTATAGTCCTGTGTAAGAACCCCTTTGGTCTAATCATATTCTCAGCTAGTCCGTAATCAAACATTAACTCAGTACCTAGTATCAAAGTACCCTTGTACCAAACATCAATAGACTTCTGTGATACATCGTACCCCTTATATTCCTTATTCTTTTTCTTGTAAGAGCTCTCCTTCTTAGACATCCTGAACCCACCATTCTTCATGTACTTCTTCTTGTACGTAGGTGTGTTGGTAGACTTAAATGTAAACTCTAGTAAGTTAACCATATTACCACCAATACCATCTCCTGTGTTAGAGTCGTTCTGTTGGTTAGAGTTGTTGTGATACCTAGACCAGCTTCCTGAGCTATCTGATATCTCCTTAATCTCTTCGTCACTGAACTTACCCCTTGATATCCTCTTTAGCTCGTTCATAGTAACACGTCTTACCTCTCCGTAATAGTGTACATCCCTGAAGTTCCTGTGTGTAGGGTAAGCATAAACCAAGTTTGATGGGTCTACGTACTCTACCTCTATCCCCTTTGTAGGGTCAGTACTGTGCTTTATAGCCCCTAAACCAATGGTCACTACATCCTCAACAACCTTACTCTGTGTCTCGTCATAGTCGTTTAACTCTAGTGTATACTTGATAGCCTCCTCTGTAGCAATCTCTATAGCTGGCTTGTACTTAAGGCTCATGTGTAACTCCACCTCGTCCTGATTCTGTGGCATTGACTCCGCATCTGGTGGGAATACATCAACCCCTAAATCTCTCTTAGCTGCTTCCATGATAGGCTTAGCTTTAACAAAGTCCTCTAAAGACTCTTTATAACTCTCCTTCAAGTCTGTAGAGAATTTATCAGTTGCCTCTGCCTTCACATCAAACAACCTCTCTGTCATCTGGTTAACGATAAGCTTAACAAACTTAGGTACTATCTGTAAGGCCCTCCAGTCATAGTTAGTGTAGGATGAATCATCCCCACCATTCAGTAAGTCCTTATATAGCTTAGTATCTTGCTCCCCCCTAGCGTATAGCCTAAGTGTATGATACTGGTCCCTCTTACTATAGAAGGAAGAATCATTACCACTAGACCTTAAGAACCACTCTGACTCTATAGCCTTAGCCATACCTAAACCAAACTCCTCACTATTCTTAACCTCGTCAGGGGCTAAGTGGTCTGGGAAAGACCTAGGTTCAACCACTTTTTTCTTATTATCGTTATACATACTCTTTCTTTTATTCCTTATATTAATGATTTACTAAGCGACCCTCTGTTGTCGTATTTCCTTATCAAAGGTACTAAATATTTGCTCTTGTCCTTCTTCTTAACTACCTTCTTATATTTCTCCGACTGGCAAGCCATTATAGCAAGTCCACTAGAGATTGTGGCATCATATTCTGTCCTCTTATCTGGGTCAAAACTCAACCAATCCCTTAGTGTTTCCTCGAAGGGCATATCACCCATCTCACCAACAGTCCTTAACTTCTCTTCCTCGTTGCTGTAGACTCCTACATACTTCTCTACCCATGCACCAATACTGTTCATGTGTGAGTCTAGCATATCCTTACCAGCCATCATCTGACCTCCGTACTCTAGCTCGTGAGGGTTTAACTTATGGGTTGGTCTATCTAACCTGTTCAAGGCAAATCCCCTGTAACCCCTGTTCCTCATGTGCCTAAGTAAGTCTACCCTGTTACTCTCAACCAATGCTGGAGAGCCATAGTACCTCATCACCTTAATCATATCCTCAAAGAAGATAGTCTCGTCAGCAGGCCTTGATAGGTACTCAAATACAAACTTGTTAGCAGGTGCTCCACCCTCTGTGAACCTTAAGGTCAGGCCGTGTGCCCCTCCCTTAGAACCTTTACCATGTGTACTCTTCAAAGAGAACGGGTCAATCCCAATCCTAACACACTCCTTGTTTAGTGGGTAGAACTTTCCATTAACCTCCTTAACCCTGTTAGCCAAAGACTCTGTACCATCAACTACAGAAGGTAACCAAGATACCTTGAACCTCCCTTTGTTAGTAGGGTAGAAGACCACATCTTCATCCTTGATACCATCCTTCCACTCGAAGTTACCAATGGTGTACTTTGATTCCTGAGGTATAGAGTCGTTAAACTCCATCTGCTCATATAACTTCTCCATGTTGAATACACACTCCTTAGAGTCATCCCTCATCATGTGGTCTATTGACCTAGGGTAAGTCCTAATCTGCTCATTGTATGCTGTATCACTCTGCTTCCTCTTCTGCTCCTCAATAGCAATAAGGTACTCCTCAGAGCCCTTCTCTATTAAATCCCCGAATACATTGTATGTCTTCCTCTTAGGCTTCACTGTGTGGCATTTACCAAACTTATCAGTGAACTCCTCCATGTTCTTATGTGCTGGTAGGAAGTGGAAGTACAACCCTGTGGCTGTCTTATTTGTTGCCTCATCCCTCTCTAGTACGTTAGAACCTTTAATTAACTCCACACCCTGAGCACCACCCTTAGAGTGTATACCCATTGTAGAACCAGCTAACATCTTACCAACAACCCTACCGTTAGGCATCATCGTAGGTGAGACCATTGAAAGGTGTACAATCACATCGTTAGGGCTCTCTATCTTAAATATCTCATCCAAGATGTAAGTATCTAACTTGATTGAATCGTAAGAACCATTCTTGGTATTACGCCAGTCCATACTTGTGTTTAAGTAATCTGATATATCAATCTGCTTACTCTTCTTTCTCTCCTTACTGTTATCAAATGGTTGACCAAAGTACAACTCGTGTGGGGAATCTAACTTACCCCTAACGATAGGTCGTAACCAGAAAGGTAGGTTAAGGAACATATACGATATCTTCGCAAAGGCCTCTCCACCATCCGTCCCCGACTTACTCATCAGTCCGTGCTTACCATTCTTCTTAAGTGTAGCCCTGTTAACAGTTATTGCTACCACAGAGTACGTGAAACCTGTACGCCTACTCTTACCAAATAACATACCTAATGACCTAGGGTCAACTAAGCAAGCCTCTGCAAAGTAGAATAAATCTCTCTGTGCCTC